AAGAGGTGAATTAACAGTGGTGTTTGTACCAAAATCAAATGTGGTAGTAACTGATCCACTATTTTTACTGTTTCCTCCAGAGAAGAATACAGTTCCTGATGCTGCAGCACTGATGCTATGAACAGTTGCTCCGGAAGGAAGAACTGTACCAGAGTCATCATTAATAACTTGTCCTACAGTGATGGATGTTGTAGTAATACCAGTTATTGATGTAGATGCAGCAGCAACAGTACCACTTCGATTGCTGATTGCAGCACTAAAGTTTATAACACCTGATGTGTTTATTCCACTTAAAATTTGGTCTGCTTTACTGTCAATAATTGCAACTTTTAAGTCGTTAGCCCAAGATCCGGGATTACGTGCTGCAACTACAGTATTTGACAAAGCATTCAGATCATAACCTTTGTTATTATAATCCTCTGTGCTTAATATTTTTATTTCTGGCGATCCGTCGTCGGTTGCGTTTTTCAGGTCGTTGTCGTCAGACCTCACAACACTCAAGATACCTCCATATGCTAGATATGAGGACGCAGTTAACCAATATTCGTAGTGTTTATCTACATCAAGTGGTTCACCGAACGTATCTATTAAGCCTTGTTCGTCTTCAATAGTGATAGGTTCGTTGATTGGCCCTTTCTGAAAAGGAGCAACAATTCCAGCAGCCTTTGTGGTTGCTGTATCGACTCTACCAATAGTAAGATCAACTTCCCTAACAACGAGGCCAGGAGATGCTAAATTTAGAGGCATCTTGTTTCTCCGTTTATCAGA